CCTTTGGTGGATTGACAATCAACATATTGTCTATTAGTTCAAGTGTTATATCTAATATTACAGGTTTAGTAGGCTCAGTTTCAAACATAGAAACTGTAGTAGCTTGATAGGGTTGATTAAGTATAACCTCACCTATTGCAGTAGCAACAACTATCTCACCACTTGGAGTACCATCATCTTTTGGTAATAGTATAATTAGACTTTCACCAAGTTCATTTACTGTTACTGTAAAATCTGTACCACGAATTAACACGTTGGCACTTGGCGTACTAATAGCAATGTTCTCTTTATTAATAGTATTTAATTTACCAGTAATAAATCTTGCTGTTCCACTTGCAAACTGCAAAGCCATCTTAGACTTTGATGGGTCAGGGTCATAGATAAACTCATCAATAAGTAACTGTGAATGTTCTGTTAATCTAACCCTAGTGTCGTTAAGAAATGTTATACCAATCCTACCATTAGTAGTCTCAACATTATCATAACTTTCTATATCAAAAGATAAGGCAGCATCATAAGGTATATCCCTTACAATCCTGCCTATGCCTTTTAGTTCTGTTACGCTTCCAATACTAGCATCCGACTGCTGTGCCATTATCATCTTGGATGACACACACAGTACCAGAATCGCCATTTGAAATAATCTTGAGCCAATCACTTGCTAACGTACTCTGTTGTTGTATATTAAAGGTTCTTAAACTACCTGTTTGGTCTAAATAAAAATAACCATTAGCATAGCCATCACCATCATAAGTTACAGTATTACTATCTCCATCTATGTCTACAAAAGAAGTAGCACCATCAACATCTATATCAAATGTTAAAGTATTACTACTACCATTGATAATCCAATCTAAATCTGTATTACTTGCCATAGCATTTGTAGCTAAATCCAAGTTAAATGTATTACTGTCACCAGTTGTTTGAACATTTAGATTAGAACCATCAGCACCATAAGTATTAGTAGGGTCAACTTGAATAGTAAATGTATTTGAATTACCATCAAAATTAAAATAACCAACAATATTATCTCCTAGTATATCGCCAAGAAATTTATTACTGTCACCTATTTGATTTAATATTAAATCCAAAGTATTACCATCCAAATCTAATGGAGTTAGACTTCCAGCAGTAGAATCAAGTCCACCTATAATGTTACTTGAACCAAGTTGCTCTAAGTCTATATTAGCAGTATCACCTGATTGGTCAATATATATTTCGTTGTCAGCCCCGTACAATGATGCACTCGACATCAGCACAAGGGTCATCAATTTTAATGTATTCATATTCCCAATACCCTCTTTCTATTCCTATTTCTATTAAATTAAAAACTGCTGTCTCTACTGCCTTTTGCAAAGCAATAGAGCCAACCTCGTTCTCAGCGATGCCTCCTTCTATTTCTACTAGTTCAGTACCAGCTTCAATAAACCGGAAGACATCTTGAGATACACTTGTAGATAAAATATTTTTAGACACCGTAGTTTCTAATAATATCTCACCTGTTGACACAGAAACTAATCGCAATGATATAGTTACTACGTCTTCTCGGTACTGCTTAGTGTTACCTATTCCTAGATAACGAGCACCAAGACCACCAGATTGAATGTTTGTGTCATAACTTATAACTCCACCTTGTACTATAAGACCAGCAAATAGTAAAGGTTGTAGTTTTAAATCTTCGTCAAAACTTTCTCTGGTTGACCGGATTAGTTGTCGTTCTTTGGTAAGATTATCTAATCCTACTCTTTCAACAACTCTAAAAAATTCACCATTAGCAGCATGTTTTAAAGCTCTGATAAGTAATGCTTCTGGAGCTTGGGTAACTGCTGTACTAAATAAAGCAAAGCTACTATTACTTTTTCTTTGCCCTGTTAAGTCTTGAAAACTATTAGCATATACTGCTATAATTGGTTTAATTTTTGCAGGAGGTAAATCAGCTAACTCTTGAGATTGTAAATCTAATACGTTAGCAGGTTCTATATTTTGTGTTAAAACTAAATCTGTATTCTTGCTTAATACTGCACAACCACTAAAAGCTGAAATCGCCAATAGGCAACTCAATAATTGTTTCATTCCCATCTGCATCGACAATCCTTAATGTTATTATTCCATCTTCAATACTATACTCAATAGTATTACCTTCTAATTCTAATATACCATTTGTACTTGGAGTTTCACCAAATAAATTTTCTACTAGCTGTCTTGATAGTTGTGCGTATATTCTAGACTCTAGGTTTCTTATAAACCTTGCTAATGTAGTGTTTTCTTTATCTCTTTCTATTTGTTCTTGGATAGCTTTTAGTTCTTCTTTAATGCTCATCTTTCTTGAGAACTCTTGATTTTCTATAGTAAGCCAATGTGCAGAAGTACCTATCCCACTAAAACTGGGATTCTTAAATTGATGTACCATTTCATCAGCTTCAATATCTGTTACTGCAAATAGTGCTAATAAAAATATACTTACTAATGTTGCCATCTCAATCTTTTCTCTGGTCATCTCTTTCTGCCTTTGCTATTTTTTCTATATCAATTAAATTTGGGACACCTAACAAAGTCTTTAACAATACATCTTGTCTAATACTTTGATTGTCCATTGCTCTTACTCTGTCAATTAAACTTACAATAATACCATATTGACTATCAAGTTTAGTTGACACTCTTTCTTCCATAGTGTCTAATGCAGTCTGCACTTTATCATCTAAGGTATCTAGTTTAGTTTCCATACCATCAATAATTCTATTAATAAGTTTCCAAACAAAAACACCTAGTCCTAAAGCTGCTGCAATAGGAAAACCTAACTCAGTTATTAGTGATACTGCCGACTCCATCAGTCTTGCTTATTAGAAGCTCCAAAGTAAAAACTAATAACAGCACTTGCTAAACCACCAAGATAACCTAACACTAGGTTTATTAGAGCCTCACTATTCTGCTCTGGTGGCTGTAGTGTTACTAAGAATATATAAGCTAAGAATCCACCTACTGTGGCTACACCCATAATTCTAGCTGTCCAGTCTTTTGAAAACTTACTTCTAGCATCTTGAGTGTCAGCTACTTCTAACTTGTATACATCTACATCAAGCTCTTTCATTTGTACTTCAAAAGCTTGTTCAGCTTTTTTAAGTTCTAGCATTTGTTCTGGTGTAGCTTCTGCTATACCTTTTTCTATTGCTTTAGGATTGTTAGGTACGCCTAAAACTTCTGCTATCATATTAGCAGCCATACCACCCATAGGACCACCTAAAGCAGTACCTAGTGTTGGAGCTACAGCACCTACTATATTTTTTAACATATCTTTCATATTATTCTCTCTCTAAAGTTAATGTTCCCTCTAACATACCATCAATAGAACTTAGCACCCATTCAGGTACATCATCTACTAATATATTCTCCTTCTCAGCTTTTTGTAAATGTAAGCTGATTAAACTTTCATATAAACCTCTAAACTGTTCTCTAGTTACCCAAGGCTCATCACACTTGGCTCTAGCTTTACAATCAAGCTTATATGCCCTGTCTAAATCTGTTTCTAAGTAGAGCAGCATTCTCTAACCATAGTTTGTAACTCAACACTACGTCTACCTACTTGTCTAAACCAACGACTGTCTTCCATTTGCACAGCCATCTCTTCCCAGTCATGTGTACGACAAGCTGCTAACATCTTTTTAAATTTACTAAATCTCGTACCACCTAGATTAAAACACATATTAACTACAACACGTTGTATAATCTCTGGTAAGTTTTTAAAATCTTCTTCGCCTATAACATGCATAGTTTCTTTTAAATGTTTATCAAAATCACTTTCATAATACATATCTACTACTTCTTGAGGAACAGCAGTACCAACTTCCCAATTGTATTCAGGGTCTTCTGGTTGGCATAGATGTCCGACACCAAGAGTTTTATAGCCTAAACTATCCATGTATATTTCTAACACTTCACCTTCGTGTCTTTTTATTTCAGCTTTACATTTTTCTATGTTCATAATTAATTTACTCCCCATATTTTTTTAGCTTGTTTTATTGTAGCAT